GGCGACTTAGTCGCCAGTCTTTTTTTTTGCGCCGCGCCGCCGCCGCGAGGTGCGCAGGTCGCAGGTGCGCAGGTTGACATATGTTTGATAATCTGGGATAATCTTATAAACCAAGGGAGGGTTTTTATTATGTTTGATGCATTACCACACTACAAACACCAGTTAAAAGAGGACAAGCGCAACTTGTCCAATGTTTCTAAAATGCCGGGCTTTTCAATATCACGGTCGGCTTATCTTTGTCATGTCGGGCAAAAGCTACGCAAGATAAAGGGCAGTACATGCCACAAATGCTATGCATGCAAAGGCATGTATAACATGCCGAACGTGGTCGCAGCGATGGAACGTCGCGAGATATTTTTCAATGCAATCGATTTCGTGCCGCGCATGATTGCGGTTCTTAACACTAAGCGCAAACATCCGGAATTCAGATGGTTTGATAGCGGTGACGTTGACACCGTTCGCATGGGTCTAAACATTCTGGAAATTTGCGAGGCAACGCCACACCTTAAACACTGGATACCAAGCCGCGAATATAAAATCTGGGCGGACGTTTTAAAGATTCGCAACTTGCCCGCGAACGTCACGTTGCGCATGTCAGCGCATATGATCGATGGCGCACCGTCCAAGGGCTGGAAGAACACCAGCACGGTCGCCAGCCACGGCAGCAAAACAACAGGGCACGTTTGCCCCGCGCCGTTGAACGATGGTAAATGCGGCGAGTGCCGCGCTTGCTGGGATCCCAAGGTTGACAATGTCACATATTACCAACACTAAGTTTCTCCCTGAGATAACCGGCGACTATGTCGCCGGTTATTTTTTTCAGTGCCGCGCAGCCGCGAACCACAGGTCGCAGGTCGCAGGTCAATGCGCCCCGAACCAAAGTTCTTTCGACAAATCGCGGAGCGCAGCGGGTGCAGATCGCAGGTCGCCAGACCAACGGATCGCAGGTCGCAGGTCGCACATCTTTGAACCAAGTAAATCAATCGCAGATGCACCGTCAAACAAATATACACCGCCGGTCGCCGGATCATGGGCTAAGAAAAAACTCACGCCATTACATCTAGAATGCGAGGAATGCCACGCTATCTGGGATTTTGATGGATTGACCTTGCCATTTTTAACTATTTTTAATTCCACCCATACCGGCACACCATCCATGCACAAATATACGTCAGGCATGCCTTCACCAGATCGGTTTTCAATTCTCTCGAAGTGCGTCTTTTTCGGCAGGTTCTGCTTCAATGATGTCCACAGTGATCGTTCTGTCTTTGGCATCTTCAACCCTCTTCATCTCCGGTTCGGGGAAAGCGTTTGGGTATTGCTTTCGTATAGCAGCGAGTCTGGCAACGATGTCTTCTCTCGACATACTGTCAAGCTGATGCACATGGTTTTGCTCTCGCCTATCGATGGTCAAACCGCCCAAGCTAGATCGTATTTTCTCAGCGTTGATAGCAGCAGAAAACTGCCCAGCATCTTCAGCAGCGTGAGACAATTCATCGAAGCGTTTAAGTTGGTTGACCAATGTCACCCCATACTTTCGCTCTCGTTCCTCGCGAAGTTCTTTGATAAGTTCTGGCACTTCTGGAAAAGATTTACCGTCAAGAAGTTTAGCTGCATGATTTCTGGCACTGTCAGAAGCATAGCCAGCTTTTCTCGCACATTCAGCATTACTGTATCTGCCATCTATATAATACTTGGCAAACTCTCTTTGTCGGTTGGTAAGCCCTGCCGGTCTACCACCCTTCCCTATAATGTTTTCTGTGGGTTCAGTGTTTTTCAATGTCAAAAACCTTCTTATGTGGGGCAATACTACTTGTTAACTGTCTCACTGTCTCATAAATGTCTTAGCTACACTTGTTACTGGAAGTCATTTGAGACACTTGAGACACTTGAGACACCTTTTTCAAAAAAAATAAAAATAAATTCTTCAACCCAAAAAAATCCTTATATAGATGCATTTTATGCTTTGACCACATGGGATAATCTGATAGAGTCTATCCCAGATAACAGGCATATTATAAGTGACCGTGGTTCGTGGTGCAAGGAGTAAAGACATGAAAGCAGGAATTTACAAGGTTGGATTAAGCAAGCCGATATTAGGTTCTAGGGTTCTGCATATCACGATTAACAGTCGGGCATGGCAGAAACAAGCGTTAGCCAAGCCCATCAAAGTAGGGAGTAAGAAATAATGGGATCGACATTAAACACACCAAGAATGGATCAGGCATTGTCTGATTTGGAAAAGATTTTTTTGCCGGTGATCAAGACTGAATATGCACCGACTCGCGAAGAGTGGGCAGAAATTTGCGAAGGTATCTGGATTGGTGCGCTGGAAGGTGGCAGCAACTACTGGATCGATTATATCCACACAAAAGGCCATGACCTTAAATGCGGTTATACCGTGGTGGATAAAAACTTTGATATCGTAATTCACATTGATGGTGAAGAGGACGAAATCCCAACATATAGAAAAGCATTTGATGTGATTGTTGAGGGTCTCAACCGTCTTGATCCAATGCGCCAAAATTTGGCTTACACAGACCTAGGTCAGTTGGATGCCAACGATTATGATTATATCATCCAGTTGGGTGTGTTTGGTAAGGAGGTGTATTGCTAATGGAACAGGTTGATTACAGGTTCGAGAACCACGGTTCTATATTCTTGTGCCAGCCATTGAATGGTGCAGCCAAGGACAATTTGGATCAGGCGTGTGAAGGCACAGAGGATTTTCATATTCGCTGGGGTAATGCGTTGGTCATTGACCATCGGTTTGCCAACGACATTGCTCAACAGTTAATCGAGGAAGGATGGATAATAGAATGAAAACCTATCTTGTGGAAATAAATGCGGTGGTCTGGAAACAGATCGAGGTTCGCGCTGAGTCGGTCGAGGCGGCAGATACATTGGCGCATGAGTTGTTCAATCTGGCTGCGGACGGTTGTCCGGAGCGGTATGACCAACAGACCAGCCAGATTTGGGAAGATGATTCTCCCAACATTCGTAATTGGAAGGAGGTAATGTGATGAGTAAGGAAGCTTATGCGGATAGCCTAGATCATTGGGCTAAGTGTTTTAGGGATGGAACATTGGACGACTCGTTCGCCAATGAGATTGCCTATCTGCTTGAGGACAAGGCGCACGATCTCAGGGTCGATGACCGCCAACCGTTCGCAAGCGATGTTGTGAATGTTTTGCGTGAAGCAAATATCGAAGTTGAAGACGTAAGCACAGATAACGGTTCAGTTTTTCTGACGTTATCTGAACCTGAAGTATCAGAAGACCGCCATGCGTTGTCCAACAAGTTAATCACAAATGCTTTGAAGCGAGGAGATATATAATGGCATTTTTATATAAGGGTACAGACGATTGGTCTGGGGTTAAGTGGTGTGTTCGGACGGTGTACTGGCACGACAGCTATGGTCTCAACGACATGCTGACCTATGGTGGTGATTACAATCCATATGAAAAGCCGGAAAATCCATTGATAGAATTCTATGACATGGATTCGCTGGTCGCTAACACAGAGACAGGCGATGAGGGTCACGATGAGCGGATCAAGGAGCGAGGTCAGTTTGTCAGTCGGTACTATTTGGATACGTTGAACGGCACTGATCGGGGAACGCATGCATCTGCGCCAAAGTTTGAAGACAACTGGGCGGATGGTTTGAACCTGCATGGTGCAGTGGAACGGTGGTCGATATCTGGTGAGTTTTACACCAAGGCTATGCAGGCGGTGAATGCTGACTTTAAAGAGTGGAAAGAAAACTGGATGCTGGAGCATGAGGAGCTTGAAGATGGCTGAGTGGATATCTGTTGAAGATCGTATGCCGGAGAAGGATAAGTCGGTCGAGTATAAGGCTACGGTGATGGAAGGTCATCCTTCCGAAACCGTTATCCAAGGTGTTGGAAAGTTCGTTGGCTGCTATGTGGATAGCGAAGGCGAAGAGTGGGAAGATATGCATACGTTTGTTAATGACCACCACGGTGGATTTTTGACCGGCGATGTTCAGTTCTGGAGGGAGGTCGAAGATGCCAATGTTTAAAGTCAACGTCACTGTCTATCATGCGTTTTACGACATTGAAGCCAGTAGCGAAGAAGAGGCAAAGGAATTAGCCGCATCAGATTACATTTGGGACGATCACATTAAGGATGTGATTATTGATGTTGAGGAGGTTGACGATGATAATTCTTGAATTGAACCGTGTGTGTAAGAGTTCAGGACGCGATGAAGGAAAGATTTTTCTGACTGGTAATACGTTCGCCGTGACAAGCGAGTATCACAGATGGGGCAAGTTTGAACGCGACATATGTGTCGTGGATAATGGAAATAGTAACAATGGTGGTTACTGGGTGTCCGACTCTTATGGAAGCATTGTGAGTGTGATAGAGGAGCAAACTGGACAATGCTAATAAGGATCGGGGATCGTGTTTCAACGAAGTACGGCGAGGCATCCATCGTCACGATAGATGAAGTCCAGTTAGGCGAGAAGTATGGGCATGAGGTTTTTGAAGCAAACCTTGGTTCGGCGGACTCCATCCTGCGGACAAGGTATGTGGTGGATCTGGATGATGGTCACTGGGTTTATGGTACAGATATAAGGGAGATACCCGATGAGTAACAAAGTACCGACGTTCGAGGAGATAAAGGAAGCATTAAAACTTCCTTTGAAAATAACTGTCCGGCATGACGCTATGGGCAGGGTCATCAGGAAGAAGAAGGAGGAACTTGCTGATGGGAAGTAGACTATTTAAGAATAAGAACCAGTATAACACATGGGCTGATATGCCTTATGCTGCGATGAACAAGGTCGAGGGCGAAGAGCGCAGGGCAAGGATAGAGGCCAACAGAAAATCAACCGAAGGGCTAGCCCCAGATGCTTTTGCTGACGAGGCTGACATCCCAGAGTCGGATGCTCAAGGAACTTACTACCCTGTGGCAAACATTTTTTATGAAAGAGAGGATAATAATGGCTAATGGTAAGAGAATAACTAGGGATATGCGTATCAAGTTTCTGGATATGCATAACAAGTTGAAGGCTATGTGCAACATGATCGAAGAGACTTCAGACTGCCATTTGTCTGACGTTAGAAATCTGCGCGAGTCTGTCAATATGCTGAAGGAAGAGTTCTGTTTCGCCCCGCCTACAAGGCAGGGTTATTACTGGGCTGACTATGTGTTGCAAGAGGACGTTAAGGAAGAGGAGATCGAAGATCATGGGTAGAGTAAAACAATGGGCGTTGGAGCAGGAAGATCATTTCATGGACAAAATGCTTGAGGTCGCAGACCGGAGTGAAACTTATCTTAGTTTCACTTCGGAGATGGAAGGTCACATGGACATTGTAAGTCATTTAAGTATCTCTGCTATCCATGACATGATGGCAGAGACATGGGGCGAGGTTCAAGAGACCGCAGGCAAGGAAGCCTATGGTAGCGTGGAGGTCTATGATGGTGATTGATTTCGGCGACGGCACATGGCAAAAGCGTTTAGACGCAAACCAGTGTCCAAAATGCCGCCACGAACTAAAGCCTCACACTGTTGTATTCGGTGTGAGGGAGGGCACACAATTATTAAGGTGTTCCTTATGCAAGCTAGAAATAATCCAAAGAGCCCCGAAGGAGGTTGCGATGTTGGAAACTAAATTGATGCCAAGCGAAGAAGATCTTTGCGCCGCCCCGGAAAAAATGTATTGGTCGGATGCCGTGACTATTATAGAAGATGTGATTGAAGACTGTTTGAATGATGCAGACATCAGCAACGAAGCAGAAGCAAAGGTGCGGGAAGCATGGAAAAGAATTTTGCAGGGATAGGCCGGATTATTCGGATACTTGACGAGGAGCTCACAGAGTTGCAGACTGCGGGTCTCTACCGTGAAGCAGAACAAACACGGAAGAGACTCGAAGTTTATCTCGACATGCGGGATAGAGGTAACCAAATAGCGGAAGGACTACCCGATGACGGAGAACGATAACGATAACATCGTACATTTTCCTAGAAAGATAGAGTTTAAAAGAGACCCTGTGCCTGTCTTGTGTGAAATCGCAGGTAAAACACTTACAGACGTACTCATACTTGGTTCTACAGAAGATGGAACAATAAAAATGGTTACAACGCAAGAGGATGTTGCGGATATTTTATTTTATTTAGAGGCTGCAAAGTTTTCTATTATGGAAGGTGGGCTATCAGAGCCTGAATAAGGGGGCAAAAGCATGAAATTTAAATATAAAACCAAACCGTATGAGCACCAGCGTATTGCGTTAGAGCGTTCATACAACAAAACCAATTACGGATATTTTATGGAGATGGGCTGTGGCAAGTCTAAAGTTCTTATCGACAACGTGGCGTGGCTATACGAGCAGAAGAAGATCGATACAGTCGTCATCGTTGCGCCCAAAGGTGTGTACCGCAACTGGCAGGTATCTGAAATACCTGCTCATCTACGAGAGGACATTGAACACGAGGTATATGTTTGGAATCCGAACCCTAACAAGGATCAACAAAGGCACCTCAAGGAAGGTATTGAGGAGCGTAAAAAGCTCCGCATCTTCCTTGTCAACGTCGAGGGTTTCGCAACAACCAAGGTACGAAAGTACATGGATATGTTCGTTCGCGGATCGTCGTTTTTACTTGCGGTTGATGAGTCAACAACTATTAAAAACCCCAAAGCCAAGCGGACTAAGGCTCTGGTTGCAATTGGTAAGAGTGCATCGTTTCGCCGTATACTTACCGGATCACCCGTTACGAAATCACCGATGGATCTTTACTCGCAATGCGGATTTATGGACACCGAACTCTTGGGGCATGACTCTTACTACTCCTTCCAAGGTCGATACGCCGTCACACGAACTCAGCGGATGGGCAGTCACAGTTTTCAACAAATTGTGGGATACAGAAACCTTGAGGAGTTGTCTACCAAACTGGATAGTTTCTCGTATCGTGTGACCAAAGACGAGGCGCTGGATTTACCCGCTAAGATATACACGGTTCGTGAAGTAAACTTGAACGACAGTCAGCGTGAATACTATATGTCGTTGAAGAAGGCAGCTATTGTGCTTCTTGATGACGGTGAACTGGTGTCCGCTCCCGCAGTGATGACACAATTATTGCGGTTGCAACAAGTGTTGTGTGGTCATTTAAAGACCGATGATGGTGAGTTGGTAGAGTTTAAGACAAATCGTATAACCGCTCTGCTTGAGACCGTTGAAGAGATGTCTGGCAAAGTAATCATATGGTCGAGGTTTAGATACGACATAATAAAAATTACCGAAGAGTTAAAGAAAGCCTACGGTTGTGATAGCACAGTAAATTATTTTGGAGACACAAACGACAGTGACCGGCAAGCGGCGATCCGCAGGTTTCAGTTTGAGGATGCTAGGTTTTTCGTGGCTAACCCTCAAACCGCAGGTTTTGGTCTTACGTTAACTGCTGCAACCAACGTAATTTATTACGCCAATGATTTTAACTTAGAAACTAGGATCCAGTCTGAGGATCGGTGCCACAGAATTGGTCAGCACCACCCTGTGACTTACGTTGATCTTGTGACCCGGGGCTCGATTGACGAGTACATTGTTCGTTCCCTTCGGGCGAAGATTGATCTTTCGGCGAAGACCCTTGGGGAAGAAGTTCGTCAATGGTTAGAGGTATCACCCCGTTAAAGTGCCTGTTAGCAGCGTTTTTGCGGGAGAGTTTAGGGTCAATGTTGCGGGAGAAATGATGGGGGTAACGGTGAACTTCGTAAGTGTCGAGGCAAACATAAAGTATTTGAACGCCAAGAATTCGTTGAAGGTCTGTTCTGGCTCTTGAGATTATTGTTCCGTCACTGCGACGGGACACGGTCTTTATATCGAAGCGGTGCTCCACTCCCTCTTGGTCTAACGCTATTAAATCGATTGGGCCCTGTTCAATATAAGGAGCGTATACATAACAACCTTTCATAATTAAGTAATCGGCAGCAAGAAGTTCAGATCGTTTACCCATTGCTATTTTATAATCGGGACCATCACTTATTTTTTTATTTTTTCGCATTATTTAGTTGACCTCAAAAGTATTTATAGGATAAGTTGGGGCAACTTAACATCTAATACCGTGGAGGTAAAGCGTTGGATACAACAAAATGGAAATCAGTTGCTGTTTCAGTAGATGTGTACGAGGCTTTGCGTGAAATGGCAGATGTCAATGACCGTAGTGTTTCCAAACAAGTGGCACACTTGGTACGCATGGCATCGATAGATGCTTCTAACTCTGAAGCAAGGATTGCAGAAGCTGTTAGTGAAAGAGCATAAAAAACAATTTGACTACACTGTATCTATTGTTGTAGGTACAGTGCCTCACACCCGAAGGGGTTAAACTTTAACGAAGGAGACAGAAAGATGAGCGATATATTCTCGCTAATGGACGAGGAAGTCGATGCCGGTAAGTTCGACAAAGTAAGCGGTGAGAAGGGTAGCACATTGTCTACTCTGATCCGTGAGTCTATGAAGATCGATGAAGAGATTGCACAAGCAGAGCAGTATCTGAAGGATCTAAAGTTCAAGAAAAGAAAAGTAAACGAAGAAGACATACCATCCCTTATGCAGGAGATGGGTATGGATAGTATTACCGTTGATGGTAATAAGGTAGCACTCCGTCAGTTTGTGCATGCTAGGATCACTGATGAAAAAAGGGATGAAGCTTTTTCATGGCTACGTTCTATTGGTGAAGGCGACATTATAAAAAATGATGTAACAGTTTCGTTCAACGTCGGTCAGGATAACATGGCCGGTGCGATGATCGATGACCTTCGCAATCAGGGCTTTGACCCAGCACATAAGACTCACGTTCATCCGCAGACTTTAAAGGCTTGGGTGAAGGGGCGTATTGAATCTGGTCAAGACATCGACTTTGATACATTCGGTATCTATGTCGGCACTGAAGCTAAAATTAAGAGGAACTAAATAAAATGGCTGATACACAAGTAGCAGAAGCAAAGTCCACAGCAGTGGCAAACATAATGGATGACCTGTTCGATAGCGCAGGTCAGGGCATGGAATCTATTGGTGTAGAGGATATGCAGATACCATTCCTACGGCTTTTACAGCCGTTGTCCCCGCAGCTTTTAAAGACGGACGCAAAGTACATTAAGGGTGCGTCGGCAGGTGACATTTTTAACACTGTGACTGGTCAAGTCTGGGAAGCGGATGCTGGTCTTACCGTTCTAGTATGTGCCTACACCACAAAGTTTCTGGAGTTTCAACTTCGCGAAGCCGGTGGCGGATTTATGGGTGAGCTAGAAGCGGGTCACCCTGATATTAGAAGGACTGAGCGTGTAGGTGCGAATGAAATGTTGCCCTCCGGTAACGAGCTCGTTCGTGTAGCACAGTTCTTAGTGCTAGGGGTAGACAAGGATGGTGCTACCACACAGATGATCTGTGACATGAAGAAGACACAGATGAAAGTTGCCAAGCAGTGGAACACCAAGATGGCTGGGTTAAAGATAATGCACCCAGAAAAGGGCCTGTTTAATCCGCCTATGTGGGCAGTTCCTTGGAAGCTAACCACCGTGCAGGAAACCAACGACAAGGGATCGTGGTTCAACTTCGCGGTAAATAAGATGGAGTTAGGTGACGTTCCTGTAGCAGCGCAGAAGGAGGCTCAACAAATGTATGACTCCTTTAAGGCTGGTGATATTAAGACGGGTACTGGAGAGAAGCAACAAACAGCAGAGGAATCCGACGTACCGTTTTAAACCTCTTGGGGTGGTGTGTTCTCCCTTTCACCACCCCAAACCAACTAGGGGAAAACCATGACCTATTTAAAAAGGTTCATGGCAGCGTTTGAAGGTTTTAGCGCGGCGCATGGACAGACACAGATATCGAATGAGCGAAGGGCTGGCAAGCAAAAAGCCAAGTCGTTTATCGTTCGCAAACCACTAACGGAAGAGCTAGTTGAGGAGCATTTAAAAGGCTCCAATGGTGTTGGCTCTATCCCAATTAACGAAGAAAATAACTGTAAGTTCGGTGCGTTGGATATCGATCAATACCCACTGGACGTTGTTGCACTGGACAAAAAGCTGCGCGACTTAAAAGTACCC